GTCTGAGGCATTTTGTCAGTGTGATAGTCTGTAACCTCAGCGCCATTAGCAATGCGTGATGCCCACTCGTTACGTGCAGTGAGCATAGTCACAGTGCTATAGGACTTCAGACCATTAGAACGCCATGTCACACGCTTCTGGAAACGCTTGACGCCTTCGTCAGCGATGTATGCTTCAGGATAGAAGTCAACGACGGTGACGTTGGTGGTGAGTTGCATGGGGTGTTCCCTTGACGACTTCTATAGAATACATCATTCAGGGTCTCGTGGGGCAGTTGGTAGACAGTTTGAAAAGTGGTTGTACAGGTCAGACGCATTGACCTTGTGGAAATTAGAATACTGCTCAGTGTGTCCCATTGGACACCCCATCATCATATCCAACACAAATCGGATCTGTGAGTGCGTCAGTGGCACGTTGGTACTATCTTCAATCATAGGTGGTTCAGGACGCTTGTGGACGCTTGTGGAGGGGTCTCAGGCAGCACATCATAGTTCGTGATGTACAGGTGCTGGACCTTTGCACCTCCATGATCCTTATTTTTACCAAATCGCTGAGCATATGTAAAGTCCTTTGTCATGATATTAAAATCTTTGTACTGCTCACGATAGAACTCATGGTCACTGTGTACAATCATCCATTTGTATGGTGCATCCTTCAGATGAGTAACCAGTCTAGAGTGAACATCATCGCTTCCATCACCGCTGTGATACCCAAGGCGATCAAGATAAGGAGGATCAATGAATACGAAGTCATCTGCAGTTGCCTCATTTAATGCTAGTTCAAAGTCACCATGCAATAGCGTAGATTTATCTAGCATCGACTGGTATGCACCACTCGTACTATGTTCTAGATTACATGCAAACCTTTTATAATGTCCGAAGGGTACATTGAATTCACCTTTTGCATTGTATCTCTCCATACCAGAGAAACACAACTGTCGTACAATCACATATGATATTGCTCTACTCCAATAGTTCTGCATCTCAGGATCAAACTTTAGGTTGATGTCATTACGAGCGTCATAATACTTCTCTTCTAATTGATCATGATCCATTTCACGCATTCTCTGTGTCTCTTGACACAAACGACGCAATCCTTGATTACTTGACACTTCTCTGTATAGATTGATCACGTCCCAGTTAGTATCACATAGCACTGCTGGTTTACCAACATGAAAAGACACCGCAGCACCGCCACAAAACGGTTCCACGATGCGATTGAAATCTTTAGGCATCATGCGTGAGATGATCTTCAACTCACGCGACTTACCACCTTGATACTTAACTAATGGTTTCATAGATCTTGCTGATGTCAAATCCTTCTTCAAGGAATACTTTCTCACATTCTACCACAGCACGCTCTTGACGGCGACACTCAAGGTCAGCAAAGTTAATGTCATAACGATTGTACAGATATTCTTCCGTATTGTACACTCGAACACCCTTCTCATTGAGGTAATGATACACATTCATGCGCGGATCAGATGTATCATACTCATCTTTGAGGATAATATAGCGCACTGTTTTACCTGGGTACTGTTTCTTGAGCGCGTTGATGTACCACTCATATTCAGACAGTTCACTATCTTCACTCTTGGTGTTGTTGAATGACTTGCCTTTGCTATTGATAGCAGTTACCATGTCCTCATCAACAACAAGAATGTCAACATGATGATGTTTACGTTTCTTGTTAGGATTACGAAGAGGAATAGGATGCTCTTGTGTCACACTGACATGCTTCTCACTGTCGCGAATTGCCTTGAAGATCTCATCTTGGAAATAGTTTCCACCTTTGATGTTGATGTTCGCATGTGCAATGCGAGCGAGAGAGCGTAGTAGTTCGTACTTGTTCAATGTGTTTTGTTTACCTATGGATATCATAACAGGGTTTTCTCCCTGCTGCACTGGTAGAGTGTACACTTGATCAACTGTCACCGTAAATTGGAATGATGTCTGTTCTTACGTGTAAGGTTTTGTTTATGTGCTGTTCCCACAGAGCGGCATCTTCCAAATTGTAGAAGGTCGCTTGCTGGCGGGCGGTGCCCTTCTTCTTGTTCTTCATCCACACAACTGCGTACTTCATGCCAATAACAGGAATAAACTAAAAGGTTAACATAGTGACGACCCCATCGTGAGTTTGCACTCTTTGGTAATGGGATGTCTCTGAAACAAATGGTGATGTACTCTTCACAAATGAAAGAGACGTAACCACATGTGCCATGATAGCACACTGGTTGGAGCAATTCAAAATCAATCGACTTCATCGAACGCTTTACGATCTTTGTTTTGTGGTTTAGGGAGACGGAACATCTCCTTAAGATCATTCAGTTCGTTGATTTGTTTTTGTAGGTTGTCGATCTGTGCTTGTAGAATAGCAGCATTGTGATCATTGTTCTTTTGCAGCATCAACATATTCTCTACTGCAGTTTTGAAATCGTCTTCAGTCATGTCAATAACGGTCAGGAATTTGTTTATAGTATTCGCGAGAACCATATCCAGTTAGTAGATCACGAAGTTCTCTAGCACGAACGTAATGCTTCTCATGATACTTGATTACATCATCGACGCAAGATAAAATCTCTTCATACGTTTGCTTGCTTGATACTCTGTCATCTTGGAGGTAATCGTCGATAGCATCTTGCATACGACATAAGCGTTGCTTTTCATAAGTGTTGTCAGGTTGAATGATGGGTGATGTCACGAATTAAACTCCTCGTTACGACGTTTGTCAAGGTATTCAATGATTTCGCCACGCCATTCTAGCAGTTCATGATAGCATTGCTGATCATGTGCATCTTGGCGCAGTTCATGATCTGGTTTTAACACACTCTCATAAAAGATAAAGAAGGCGTCTTTGCGTTTCTCATGTTTGGTTGTGTTCCAGTCCATTTGATTTTAACTTGGTTCTAGGTAATTTAGTTTGGTTTGTGAGGATATCGGGATATACTCATAATTTCTTTATGATTGAGGTCCCCACCCATCGTTCTCAGGTACACAATCATCATCGTCCACCTGATCAACTGATGCAATGTCACAAACTGGCACCTCATGCTCGCCACCAATCAAATACCATGGCATAATCTCACCATGGTATTCTGGATGTGCTTGGAATTCTTTAGGATAGACACGATCACCCAGATACTTTATTTCGCTTTCTGGAATATCGTGTTCGCGTAACATTGCTTGTAGTTGCAAGTGCGTCAACTCGTACTGCGTAGGAACTTTCATTAGATCTCCATTCTTTACGTTGTCGTTGGTATTCTGCGTCATATGCTACTTTATCCCGAAAACTTTTGAAGATTTTTGCAGCGGCAGACTTTTCACACTGTAATGCATCTGTCTCCTGAGGTCTAACTTCACCAGTTTCAGTGTATTTCCTGCCGTCATGATGATTTGCATATCTACGGGCGCGAGTAAATCCCATTTCAAGAAATTTTCGTGCCATGTCCATACCAATGAAGTCTCCAGACTTCTTATAGTTACAGTACATGGAGTAAATCTTATTAGCAGATTTGCTAGCAGCATCCTCATTTACAAACCTCCAATGAGCACAAATGTTGTTAGTATAAGGGCGCACCAATAGAACCCCTTGCTCCCCTCTTCCGATCCTATAGAGCGAGCGAGTGTTAGGGTCTGTGAAATCAAGTTCCTCATAAGGGAGTTCATAGCAAAATTCGAGCATGGTTCACCACTGGTGCTCCGCTACTCTATCATGTATATTGATCTATGTCAAGCGTTCTCGAAAATGATGTTGGCGCCTTGGTCGAAGACCAGCACTCTAAAATAGTGGTCAGCGTCAGGACAGTGTGCTAGTGTTGGAAACCACTCAGATGCATTAAGAGTTGCTACTTCCTCACTACTATACTCAACACAGCAGTCTCTTTCACCTTTGATTGCTTCAATAATATCCTCTGGACAATAGTCTGCCAACCATGTTAGAACTGTTGTCTTCTTAGCATCGTCAAGTGTTGCCCACTTTGCATTCTCAAAATGTAGTAGACATACATTGTTCATTGCACAATGACTACCTGCTAACTCATATACTGATAGTGTTTCGATAGTAGTGATCATGGGTTCTCCTCATCATCAAGTTTTTCTAATAGTAAATCAAGTTGTGATTTGATATTGTCTAGGTTATCATGTTCAACATCCCATGCTGTTCCTTGCATTTTCACGGGTGTTTTCTTAGCTGCTTCAATGAATGCTTCAGTGTAAATCTTATCGGTTAGATCTCTGACACACAAGTAACGTGCCATCTTATCTCTAAACTGAGTAAAGAAGAAAGAACTTAATGATAACCACTGATCTTCATGCTCAAGATATACAGCATCAGGATGATTTACTTTATATACTGCTTCAAATGCCTCAGGTGACATTGGGAATTTAACTGAACTAACTTCAACATCAGCAAATGTACTAGGTAACTCCCTTAATTTCTGACGATATGTCTGATACATTGCTTTCTTCTCATCAGAGATGGTTACATCACTGCAGAAGATATAATCTGTCTCAGCAAGTAAGAAGTTACGGGCAAGTCTGATAGATAACCAACTTTCAGTCCTTACCTCACCATACATGCGTCCCATTTCATCTTGGAACTCTTCTCTCTCAATACTTTCAATATTAAAGAATATATCTTTGATGAATTCATAGAATGTAGTAGCAGCTGCTACCTCATTCTGTTCCATCTCATAGTCTTTCCACTCATATTCTCCAGTACGGAAGTTTTTGACATGCTTCCTTCTGGTACAATGATAAGTGTTATTATCATAATAACTGAATTCAACTAGACGATCCTTTTCTGTATCCCACAAAGGATACAACTTAGGAACAACTTCATCCTTCCAATATTGATCAGGCACGACCTTAACAATGCCTCTAAACACGATCTGATGATCAGCAAGGACTAGTTGTAGTATAATATTAGGAACATTTGCGTCCGCGACGATACCCATTTTATCAGATTGCTACTAGTGCTAGATCTATTTAGAATGCTTTGATTAGATACTTAACCAGCATGTACGGTTCAATAAGTGGAATAACCCTATCAGGATCCAACGCTGCAGTAGGTACAATAGGTGTTGAAGATGATAATGTCAATGTACTATCGTTTGCAAATATACCTGAAATATATGTAGATCCTGTTTCACCACGAACATCATATTGTTGCGTATCATCAGCGACTGCTATTTTGCCAGCACTTGGTACAAATACCAAATTAGTCTCTGATACCTTCTCAAGTCTAAATTCAATGAGACCAAAGTGATCACTATTACTACCATTATCATTAGTACCACTAGCAGCAGCTCTACTCTGTCTGATAGAGAAACGTGCAGTTTCACTCTGTGCTGCTTCAGGTAAAACAATAGAGTAAGTATACCAATTCGTTGGGTTAGTACCTGTTCCAGTTCCATCATAATCAGTATCAACATCAGTTGCGGTTGGAATAGGAACCAGTGTGCCAATAAAACCAGATCCTGGGAAATTCAAACTTTCATCTGTATTGTAATACAAGAGAAGTTCGTCACCACCACCGTCTGGTAGCTCGCCACCGTTTTTATTATTACCCCTGCATACTTTAACTGTTACTGCATATCCTTCTGATGCATCTATAGTATCAGTTGAAACAAATCGTGTTGTTTGAGTTCCGCCAAATTTTAAATATCTTGTTGGCAAATCACTACTGACAAGTGCAATATTTTCTAAAATACCATTAACTTGATCACATTCAACAGTTGCATGGTTTCTTACTCCAACTCCACCATTAATACGAACTCTTGGTGCTTCAGTATATCCAGATCCAGCGTTTGTTAATGTCAATCCTGTAACTACACCACCAGTAACGGTAGCAGTTGCAGCAGCACCAGATCCACCACCACCACCAATAAACTCTACTGTTGGCACTTGTGTTTGTGGCAACTTAAATCCACCAGAGTTTGTTGTACCAGTACCACCAGCAAAGAAGTTTACACCATTGTCTTGAGTACCAGATCCATCAATAAATACGTCTCCAGTAGTTACACCAGTTGTACCACCTTCATATCCAATAATCTTTTTAAATGTAATTTTTGCATATCCACCGAAACCATTGTCGGAAGTGACACCACCATTTGTTACACCTTGTCCACCTGCACCAGTGGTAACAGTAACGCTAGACACACCACTTAATGTTGCCCCAGGTATTTCAAAAGTAACATATCCTCCTAATCCACCACCACCTGCACCAGATGACCAACGTCCTCTATCCTCTACTGTGGTAATTTTGGCATATCCATCACCAGTAACAGTATTTCCTTGAGACAGTGATCCACTATCAAACCAATCAGTCTTGATAGCAGAAATACCTCTTCTACCACCATATCCTTCTTCGTGACCACCAGTACCCTCTTGTCCACCACCTTGACCAGATGAACCACCAATACCAGATCCAGAAGGACCGCAGCCACCGCCGCCGCCTCCTCCGCCGCCACCAGTACAACCATAGTTACCACCAGTACCACCAGTACCAGTAAATAGCGAACCAGATTCTAGAAGAACATTGTCAGAAGGACTAATTGCATTTCTACCATCTTGACCACATGTACCTTCACCAAATCCACCGCCGCCGCCACCGCCGCCAGCGCCACCAATAATTGTTCCACCAAATTTAAAGACAGATGCAGCACCGCCGCCACCACCATCATTATTGTTATGACCATCACCTGCTCTACCACCCTTACCAGAGTGAGCAGCATCTGCAGATCCATTATATGTTCTTCCCCATTGTCCTGGTTGTACAATGAATACAGTACCCGCTTG